ATGCGAAGTTACCCACGAGCGTTGCGCCACAAAGAACCTAAATGTTACAAAATGTAAATTTTTTTGTAGCTAGGGGTTGACAGTCTCAGAATGAGACTCGTAAGACAGTATTGAGTATTTTTGCCTATAGTACATTAGTACTATCACGAAATTCTGACAATTTCATTTTATTTTTATATTGCAAAATTGATTTGAATTAGTACATTAGTACTATAAAGCCTTTGTGTGTGCGAGTCCCTCGGCATATAAGCTGAGCTTATATAAACAATTAAAAAATATAAAAAAATATTATCAATCAAAAAATATTATAAAATCTTACTTAGTAGCATTTTTAAAGTACTCTCAGAGTAGTCTATAAGGCTCTCAGAGCCGTCTTAATACTCCTAGAGTACTATGACACCAAAAACAAAAAACAAGCCTATTACAGGCGATTTTAGCTGTAATCGCTTGCTATCACTAGGCTTGGTTTTGTATAATGTTGTTACAATTTGGCGTACTGGTAAAAATTCCCAAAAAAAAAGAGGCTTAATGCCCCTTTAAATCGTTTTAAGTGTGGTTTATAAATCGTTTAAGTAATAAGTTGTATTAAGGCTTAAACGCTTTTGAATGTTTGAATTATTGTTTAATGTCCCTATTAGATAGGGTTCATTATTGATAGTTACATATTTAAAGGGAATTAAAAGCAATCTTAAAAGGTAATTAATATGTCTTTTTGTTGTTGCTGATTGCCACAATTTAGAATCACCTAAAACGATTGCATAACCCCTTAATTCAGTAAACTGGAAGATTACGTTTTTATGTAACTTAAAAAGCGTCTTACAAGTTCTGGTAGTCGCAGTATATGTTGTTTTAACCCTTACTGAACCCTTAACACTTGACCAATTAGTAACACCCTTACCACCTGACAATTCATTTATAGTTTTGAATTGGTCACGCTTTAAAAGTTGGTTAATATCGAACTTGGCTATGTTGCCGTTTAGCTTTTCGATTGATCTCTTATGAGAGTTTAAAGCGTTGCCGTAAAATTCAAATAATTGCATGATAAAAATAGTATTAGAATACTCTTATAGTATTACATAAAAAAAGGGGCTTTGCATAGCCCCTTAATAATTTATTTTGTTTGAATGTCTAGCAGTACTGTTACTGCTAGAAGAATAAAAAAAAGACTTAACATTTTAGATTCTATCCTCCCCAATAATGTCTAAGAATTGCCTTCTTTTTATATGTTCCCTTCTTTTAAAAGTAGGGTCATATCCAATTTGTAAGGGACTATTCCCTGACATAAAATAATTTTTGGCTTTTTCGTAGGAATCCCACCTATTACCCCAGTAATTAATCACCCCTTCTTTGGTGATATGTCTTACCTGATAATGTCTAGGATCATCACCAAAAACTTCAGAAGTGATGAAAAGCCACCCTTTTGGGGCTTTTCTTACATCATCAAAAATAATACTTTGAAAAAAGTCCAAAGTTTTATTATCAAAAAAATAGGGGCTTTTCCCTTCTTTGGCTAGTCGCTTTATGTCTTGAATGTTCATTGTTTAACCTCTAAAGATAAATTTAAAAATTTTGATAATAAAAGAAAAATCATTTTTTCTTTTTTGAGTCTCAATAAATTCCATATAGGCTATTGAGTCAACATCTTGAATGTCTAACCTATCTGGTAGGTAGTCATTAGAAAATAAAGAAGTCATAAAAGATAGTATTTAAGAATACTTTTTTAAAATACCTATTAATAAGAAAAAGTGAATACTATATTACTACTTCTTAACAATTATTAACAATTAAAAAATGTAGCGAATGATACAAAAAATTTTGTATAATATGCTACACTACATTTTGTATCACCTTGTACTTTTTTGAAATTGTATCATTTGATACATTAGAATTTTTGTTAAAAAAAATAGGCTTAAAAAAGCCTATGTGTGAACGTTAGCGAGTCTCAGCGAGTCTCATAGCGAGTCTCAGCGAGTCTCATAGCGAGTCTCAGCGAGTCTCATAGCGAGTCTTTAATAAATCCAATTATTCATATCCTCTCTCATTTTTTCCCTTGTTTTAAAAATTTGTTTTAAAGTTCTGTTATCAGCTTCATTAATTGTATTGCAATTAAAAAGCTTTAAATTCATAGGTATATGTTGAGATATTGCATCAAGTATTTTTTGAATATCCCATGATTCAGAATCATTCTCATTACATAAACCTAACTCTTTAATTTTCTTACCTAACCTTACATAACTATTTGGCATAAAAGCTTTATAGTCTCTAAAAATATGTTTTAGTTCGATAGGATGCCAGTAAGGAATATAGGTGTACTTATCAATATAACCATCTTCATAAAAATTTTCGATAAGTACTCTACCATTATCAAGTTCAGTTCTTTTTTCCTTGATAACTACAATTTTTTGACCGTTAACATATCGCATGATAAATAAAAGATAGAGAATAAATAGTGTGAGTTAGTTGGTTAATAAACCGCCTATGAATCTAATATAGTCTAAATTTTTGACCTATTAGTATTGTTACAGTACTTCTTAATACTTTGTAACAATTAAAATAAAGATAACTGAGCTTCAGCATCTAATTTTTTTTGAAATTTTTTATTCAAAAAATCTTGCATATCATCACTTAAAGTAGTAAAAATTTGACTATAAATAACTTCAGATACCTTTTCATGTATATCATAGTTAAAACTAGAATCATCAAAAAATACTAATAGTGCAGTCCCTATTTGGTTATGATCCCACGTTGATATTTTACCCCACTCACTTAGCTTTTTTGAATAGTGTGGTATGTAGCCGTCTCTACTTGTAAACCTATCTCTAACTATCTCTTTTAATTCTTCATACTTATTGTTTAAAATCCACTTTAAAAGACTCTGAGCTTTATTTGTAGGCACTTCTACAAAGAATCTATCTAACCTACATAGCCAAGTTTGTTGACTACCTAAACTTTCAAATTCAGCATTTAATTCTATATCAGTCTCAAATTCAATATCATTAAAATAATTCTGAGCATAAACCTTACAAATTTCTTCTTTTAATTCTTCAAAATTTTGGGAAAAATAATCTTCTCTAATTTCTTCTTTTTTTTCATCAGATAAATTATATTCATCAGCATAATATTCTGACTCATTATGAGCAATAACATCAAATTCTGAATCTATCCATGAATAGTCAAAACCTTCAAAATTTGGAAGTTCGATAATTGTTTTTGACATGATAAAAAATAGTTTTTTAAACAATTCAAATATAGCCTAGATTTATAATTCATTAGTATTCTTTTAGTATTTTGTAACATTTATTAACAATAAAAAAAGAGCTAATTTTTTGTTAGCTCTTAAAATTTTGTGTGAGTTTTTAAGCGTGATCGCTTGCCTGCGAGTCTCTGCCTGCGGGTCTCTTAACTTGTTATCCTATCCCACTCATAAAGAGCATCTTCTTTTTGTGAAATATGCCAAGTCCTTAAAACTGGTTGAGAGTATGTACCATTAACAATTAATAAAATTGAATCAGTAATGGTTTGTACTAATGAGAAAGTACTATTTGATTTAATAATCATTATCTATACCCCTCGAATACTTCAGCTTTCATAGCATCAAAATCATCTATTTTTGACTGTTTCCAAAAAGGTAAATTTTCATTTTGTGAAGCATATTCAACAGAATCTAGTAATAATTCCATTTGAGAGTCAGTAAGTTTAAAAACTCTCATTTTTTTATTAAGTAGTTGCATGATAAAAGATAGTTGCTTGAACACTCTTACTATAAACGATATTGCTACTATTACAGTATTTTGTAATATTACTTAACAATAAAAAAGAGCTAATTTTACTTAGCTCTTAATAACCCAAACTTTATTATGTGTGTGTGAACACTTGCCTGCAAGTCTTTAGCAGGTCTTGTGCGAGTCTTATATCGAGTCTCGCAAGTCTCGTCAGACCCCCTTTATTAAGTGAGTCTGATTTGTTGTTTCAAGATAAGTTAAATCAGCAATAATAAAATTACCCCCAAGCTGTTTTTCAGCTTTTTTAATAATTTTAAGGCATCTATTTGAAAAGTCCTTATAAGTCTCATTAAGACCTTGAGTAACTTTTTCATAAAGAAGTGGCTTAGTAACAAATCTGTCAATTTCTTGAATGATGTAAAAATCAGTCATTTTTAAACCTCCTTGAAGTTGTAAGTTGTTTCTAAAATGTTCCGTACTCTCTCTCTGTCTATTGAGTCTCCATCTCCCCAAGTCCAAGTTGACTCAGGATTATCTAAAAACAATTCATAATCTTTTATTGCTTTTTTGATGTCAGTTTTTGTAAGTCTTTGCCCTGTTACCATCTGGTGTAAGGGGTAAATAGCATCATAAGAGCCATAAAAGCTATAGACATAATCTATAAATTCTTGTTTTTGTGAAGTTAAGATAGTGGTCATTTGATAAAGATAGTTTGTTGAACACCCTTACTATAGCTTAAATTTTTACTTATTAGTATTATTACAGTATTTCTTAACATTCTGTAACAATAAAAAAAGAGGGGTTTATCACTCCCCTCTAGGTACTATCTTTATATGCCACCCTGTTTGTGTGCCTGCGAGTCTCTGTGCGAGTCTTAGACTCCCCGAGTCCTAGCTAACCATAAACTAGGGTGTTGTAGGTTGTTATCTGTAATATAGAATCAGCTATTGAAGAATCTATAAGTCCAAAATCATTAGTAGCAAAGGCTTGGAATATTTCGCCACAATCATGTCTATTAAGATTTGTTTTTCCTGAGATAATATTTTCTATAGCTGTTAAAACATCTTTAACTTTAAATTGGTGCTTGTCTTCTTCTATATCTTCTACTGTTATAGGACTATCAAGAGTTAACTCGTTAAGCCACATACAACAGCCCTCCCACCCATAATCTTGACCTGATTTAACATAGGTAACCCCCTCCTCGTCTTCTTCAAATAAAATATTACCTACAATTACATCTGTAGCCCAATAGTCTGATCCTTGACCCATAGTGCAAAATAAATCTCTAAGGTTTTCTAGGGTTATGTCAAACTCGTAATTAATTTTACAAGTAAATTTTTGTTCGGTTGTTTTAGTCATTTTTAACTCCTTATCTTTCTTGTATATGCTTTAGGATTATCTGAATATCCTGTAATTCTGCAAAGCTCTTTTCCTAAGTCAGCAAAGAAAGTATCTGAATTGTAACCTAATTGCTCTATTTGGTAATGAGTAAATGGAATACCTAAAGCTAAACCGCTAAACCAGTATTCTAAAGTTTCAAAGCCACCAACCTCGATCATGTACTTATCAAAAGCCCATTGAAACTTATCCATATCTGACCAATTCTTAGTATCACTATTATCTAAGATAGGGTGGTCATAAGTGTTAGTTGCAAGCTCATCATTGATTGCATCTAATAAAATTGTTTTTAGTGAAGTTTGAGTTTTGCTCATAATCTTAAAGATAGAAAATAAAAGTTAATAAGATAGAGTAGGCGGTGATTAGGTACGCACTTGTGTGTAATCACCATTAAGTTTGTTTGTCTAGAACTACCTTCAAACACCTACTTAATGTTTTGTCAGGACTTACAGTACTTATTTAGGTCGATTACCCTCGTCTAAACTGCGACCCAGTTATCTGATCGGGATTACTGTTAAGGTCGGCTAACTGCGATTTCTGTAATCGTTTTACAAACCTAAAGCTCGTAAATGCCTGATATTTATACAATAGCAAATTATAATACTATTGCGGTAGTTTGTTACATTTGTTAACAATACCTAAAGCCTTATATTCAGCTTCAAGTTGATCGTCACTTATCTCTCCGTTGAACCAAGCGTCTTCAACTAAAGCTCTTTTTTGAGCTTTTATTTCTTTTCGTGTTAAAGGTTGACTCATAGGTTTGAATAAAACATAAGGTGAACTTATAGGGTTAGGGTAGGTCATTATGACCCACCTAACGCTTTGTAACCGCCACTAGCCATCTGTCTAGATAAGCCTACGTTACCGCCTGCTTGACGGCCTGCTGAACTGCCTGACCCACCGCTTGTGTAAGATGTACCCCTAGATAGGTTAGGATATTTTTTTCTATAGTATTCTTCAACTACAGCTAACTCTGTCTTGTTTGACTTAGTGACAGCCAATGCTGATTGATTGATAGTTTTAGATTCTGTTTGAATTTCTCTACCATTGTTTTCTTCATCTCTTTTCATTTGAGCAAACCTAGACCAGACTTTATTAGCCCATGCTTTTCTAAAGCTGTTTCTATGGGCTGACCCCATCATTGCAACTTGAAATGGGTCTTCCTGACAATGCTTAAGCCAATCGTCTTGTAACGCTTGAACTAGGTAGTCTGTATAGACTTCTATCTCTATACGTCTAGCTTTGTTAGCTGAAACTTCCATCTGTCTCATGCCATTTAGGTATCTATCGTTTTCATCTGTATTTGTGAAAACAACTTTACCGTTGTAATAGTGAGTAACACCGCTAAGAATAATAGAAACTGCTGGATCAACACGCTTATAAGGTTGACCATATCTAAATGAGATAGCTTCTATCTCCTCGTCAACAGTTGACATATCTAACTGTTGCTCTAGCTGTTCTCTGGTGATACCTCTAGCTTGTAATTGTTGCTCTAGCTTTTCTTCTGCTAGTTTAGCTTCATGTGGATTTGATGAAGCTGTTAGTCCTAAGATTTTAGATAGAACTGAAAGTGATCTTGCCATGTGATAAAGATAGTAAATTTGTTTACATATTTAATATATCAAACAGTTGCTACTGATGTGATACTTTGTTACATTTGTTAACAATTAGTCTTTAGTAGGTGTAATAAAATCGTCTGAAGTATCATTAAAGAAATCATTTATATTCCAATTCTCTCCATATTTTGCAGTCATTTTTTTGCAAAACTCTGGATTCTGTGGGTCAAAGTATATATATTCTTTTTTATCCATTTTAAAATTCTCCTAAAAATAAGGGTTATAGATATACCTAGAACAACTTAGAGGGCTGTTCTAGGCGAAACTGAGTGGACTAAATTAGACCACTACATAAATTTTTTCAATATAAGGGCAATCTTGCTTAGATTCTAAACAAGTTATATTGCCAGCGTAATCTGCTGACCAACCCTCTGCTTTTGATATGTCATAAAGATGAACACATAATTTTTGCTCACCAGCTTTTTTGAATTTAAACATATGCTTCCAAGATTGCTTGAAATACTTGCCAGCCCGATAAGCTAGAACATAGTTATCATCATCTGAGCCTTGCGCCCAAGAAGAGCCACCACCGCTTGTAAAAATAATTGCAAGCTTAGTTGCCTTGTCTGTTTTCGATAAAGTTTTAGACATAAAAGATAGTAAAATTGTTTACATATTCAATATAGCGGATAGTTAGTACTAATCCGCTATTTTGTTACATTTGTTAATAATTAAAGTCCGAACTGTTGTAAGTCTGGAACCCCTAATGAGCCATCTTCGTTTTGAAGATGCCAACATTCTTTAATCATTACACCTCTTGGTGTTTCAAACTTTTTCTTTTTAAAAATAAAATAAAGTTTGCGAAGCTCAGATTCAGTTAATTGATTTTTTACGTCATGCTTATGCATAAAAAATCCCGCTTGTTCTGTTGCAAGCCAGTTGTCAAAAGTAAGCATAAAAGATAGTAAAATAAACTACACACTTAATATAACAGCTATTAGTATTCATGTGATACTATGTAACAATTCTTTACATTAGAATAATATGCCTTGTGTGCTTGGGGCATAGCTTGAATCGTATCTTTTGTTATCTCCTTTGGGATAGGATTTTACTGCGTAACTCAACGAGTCTTTCATTTCTTGTCTTTGTTTGCGAGTCCCAAGAAGATAAAAATATCTATGTTTTCTAGGTCTATCAACCATATAAAATTTATCAGGATTATTTCTTCTCTCCTCTAACGTAAATTGTTTGCAAACATTTTTACTATGTAAATTACTGTCATACATTCGCCACTCTTTATGAATATCAGACAGCCCTGTATAAATCCAATTAGTTGCCTGATAAATATAACCATTATGACCTTGTGATGTATCAGCGTATGAAACAATGACTTTAGGTTTTTTTAGAAGATTTATTGATTGACCAACAAAGTAACTTAAAATATTTTTTTCTAAATTTTCATTAATACATAATCTATTTAATTCTAAAAAAATATCTTGATATTTACCTTTAAATGAACCAACAACTAAAGACCTTGATGCTGGTAAGCCAAAACTTATAACACCTTGTAAAGCTTTATCAGTATTATATAAACCTAAACAATGAACTATATTTGGTATTCTTTTTGCATAATGTTTTTTTAAAAACCACTCGTAAGATTCTGAGCTAGATATAAATCTAACGAAATATTTATTTTTTATACTCATTGAATTTTAGCTAATAATTTTTCAGCTAAATCTAATTTACCTTCAATAAAATCATCAGAACCATCATCACATTTAGACCTACTGTGAGATATATATTCTGCAATAACTTCTTTTAGTGATTTAATTTCATCTTGTAAGTAGGATTGAATATTAAATTCTGTTGATTCAACTGGCACTCTTTTCATAATTACATCATTTGCAAGATGCCAAATATATCGGTGGATAGCTTTGCCTTTAAAATTTTCAAAAGGTTGCCACGCATTGTCTTCTAAATGCTTAAGCTGATCTTGATCTGATAATTTAAAAAAACTGTTAGGAACATCATCATCTAAATAATGACCTGATGCCCATTGATAAACTTTTTGCTCGTAAGTTAGTGTCATAATAGATAGTAAAATAAATTACAAATTTAATATAGCAGTTGTTAGTATTAATTTGATACTATGTAACAAATTGTTACATTAGAATAATAATCCTTGAGTATTTGGGTTATAACTAGAATCATATCGTTTGTTATCTCCTTTAGGATAAGGCTCAACTGTATAAGTTAACGAGTCTCTCATTTGCTGTTTTTGTTTACGAGTCCCTAAAAAATAAAAATATCTATGCTTTCTCGGCCTTTCTTTTCTATACAGCAAGTCCCCATACTTTTCTTTTAATAGTTGGTGCTTATTTATGTTTTTATCTTTATCGTATCGACCTACCGAGTCCTCGATAGAGCTATGGTGCATATGCTCAAGTCCCTTAACAGCATAATCTGTAAACTTAGAACTTAATCCTGTATAAATCCAGTTTGTTGCTTGATAGATATAACCATGATGATAATAAGAGCTATCAGCATAACTAACTACAACCTGTGGCTTTGGTAAAAGCGTTAATGACTGTGATACAAAAAAACTTAGCGTGTTTTTTTCTAAATTATCGTTAACAACTAAACGATTTAATTCTAAAAAACTATCTGTAAATTTACCGCCTAAAGCACCTTGAACTAAGGTTTGACTCATAGGCTTTGCATAACTACAAACACCTTTTAAGAATTTATTGCGATCATATAAACCAAAGCTGTAAGAAATATTAGGGATTCTTTTTGCATAGTGTTTATGCAAAAACCACTCATAAGTCTGTGAACTTTCTATAGACCTAACAATAAACTGATCTTTAATACTCATTATTCGTCATAATAATCATCAATATCAATCTCCTCAAAATCAGGAATTGTATTAGGTGTTTTTAGTATGTAGTCAACATGATTAGCATTTCCATTCTCGTCATAAACAGCAAAGTGATCCTCCTCTGTCCAAGTACTAAACTCTTCTTCTTCCCAACCCTCCTTTGTGTATTGATAGACAAGATGACGTTCAAACGCTTTAACAAGTTGCTCATCTGTAAACTCCTTATCACTTTTTATGACAAGTTTTTCTGTAAACTCTGTACCTGATAAGTTATTACCAAACACTTGTTTGCCTAAAATTAAATAATTCATTCTTCTTCTTCCTCCTCGTCATCAAATGGAGAATCATCATCTTCTATAAGTTCTAGTTCGCCAATCGAAGATTCTCTTATCAGATCAATAACATCAACAAGTGCATCTGAGAACTCTTCATTCTTACTTGTATCTGGCGAATCATAACAAGACGCATAGTTGTAGATAGCCTTATCTATGTATTCATAAAGTTTCATTGTGCTACCTCCTCCTCCTGACAGCAAGGGCAGTCTGGTGGTGTGATAACTTCGCCTTTAATCATTGCAACAATAAATAGAATCGCTATCTCTGATGCAGGGGATTCATTATTCATCATTAATGAAACACTATGATCCAAAAACTCTATTCTGTCATTGTGAACAATAACTGTTGTCTCTACACTATCTTCTTCCTCGTAAGGAATTTGTGTAAACAGAAAACCAAACTCTCCTGTTTCTTTATTTACACCTGTGCTAGGGCGAAAGTCTGCAAAATCTAAGCCTGCTGATTCTAACCCTACTTGTAAATGATCTACAAAAATTTGTATGTTTGTCGGTAATTTTTTGTTTGGCATTAGGTGTCTCCTGAGTTAGTGTTTACGTTGTATTCGACTGTTTCCCATACGACTATGAATTGTTGTAACCAATCTATGTGTCGTACTTGTAATCTTTCTCTAATAGGTGAATTTGTTAAATCATCTGCTGACAGATTAGGTAGATTATGTTTCTTGCGATACGCTTGAAAAACTTCTACTAACCATAGTTGTTCTTTAGATAGAGTCATAATTAATACTCCTCTGGAAATAAAACTACTGTATTGCAATAATCCTGTTCAGAAAACTGAGTCAAGTCCATGTCATCTTTGGTAAGACCATAACCTGATGTAATAATCCAAATAGTTTTATTGTCTTGCAATTTATAAACAGAATGTAATCTGCCACCATTGCTATTTTTGACTACCTGATTGTTAGTCTCTGCATCTTCTGGTGCTAGATCTCCCCAATCTCCACTTGCATGAAGCATCATTTTTGATCTAATGTCTTGTTCTCTAGCAGAACTGAATAATTGATACTCGTTGACTTTCTGAGAGAAAGCAAGTGTACCGAGTGATTTTCTTTTAGGTTTGACTGTAACTGTCATTGATAAAGATAAAGATAAAGTACATTCTTAATGTACAGGATAAGTTAGTACTTGTCTAGTACTATGTTACAAAATCGTAACAATTAGTTTTGACTATCTTGAAATAATTGGTCGATAGCTTTTTCTAATAGTTGACTTGCTAAAACACTATGTTGTACAGGGTCAGTTTTAACTCCCCCATGCAAGTCCCAAGCTCTACCACAAGTAGGGCAAGCCTTGTATTTGTAACCATTAGCGAGTGCTTTTAGTTTAGTTAAAGTAGATTCTTCTATACGGCAATTAACTTGTTGCCTTTGATTTGACATAGTTGATAAAATATAAACTACTGTTATAATACTCGATACTTACTTAGTAGTCAACCTACCAAGTCTTTTTCCATGTATCTTTTATTGCTGTAGCCCAACTTGGTGCTATTGATGTTCTGCCTATTTCTTCTTGCAAGTCTTTGTCTAAAACTTTTACTACGATTCCGTCAGTAGGATAGCGACTGAATATCAGCGAGTCTTGCCATTGACTATGCAACTGTTTAACTTTATTCACAACATTAGTATTTACCTTTATATGACCACACACATGAAAACCCCATTTCACAAGTTGCTGTAAATTAGAGACTTCTGTGCCTTTACCATCAAATATTTGAAAAGCGCAAAAAGATAGACCCATGCCTGATGGTTGCTTCTTCCGTAAGTGACCTGATGCAAGTCTTTGTGATCTGGCAGGGATAAGACCTTTACCATATAACTCTCCTCTAATATCAACAGTACCTTTTGCAATAATATGTTTTGGCAAGTCCTCTATCATTCTCATGCAATATGTTTTATCTACACCCTTGCGAGTCCATGCTTTAACTAATAAACCATCTACATATCTAACAGCCATAGCGCAACCATCTATCTTAGGCTCTACTATTACAGATGTGTTTTTTGGTAGATAAGAATACCACTCTGCAAAAGGCAAAGTGCCAAGTCCTGACAATACACAACCTTCATCTACTTTTTTTAATGCAGGGTGTTTTGGATTAGCATCTATTAAAGCTTTTTTAAGTGCATCAAAATGTTTATCAGATATAATTGCTCTGCCTGCTCTGTAAAGATCGTTGTGATATAAAAATTCTTTTGCTAATTCGTCTGCGATTGACATAGTTGTGATAAAGATATTGATACTATTATAGTACTATTTTGTTTTTCTTGCAAGTTTTTTTGTTTCAGATACCCAATATTTGAAAACTCTTTTATCTGCTATTTTTTTAATTCTTTTTGAAAATGTTACTTTACCTTTTTGTCTTGGGGTTTTTCCAAAATAAAATAATGCTCTTGCTATGAATTTACCCTCTCTATCAGGGACTTCTCTATAAATACCAGCCTTAAGTCTGCCTTGTTTATTTTTCAAAGCAAACACTCTTGCATCTTGAATTTTTGACCCCCTTCTACCACTTGGATAATCGTTTTTAAGTCCTTGAATGGTATTTCTGTAAGTAAGCTTAGTAACTCTACCTCTTTTATTAGTTTTTATAAATCTATTATCAAATTCTGCATAAGGATATTCATTGCTTTTTATCAAATCTCTGTTTCGTAAATATTTCGTAAAATTCGTATCGTAAGCTTTTGTTGAACCACCGCCTATAACAGGATATAAATATTTAGAAGCTGGATTTCCTTTACCTCTTAAAGCTCTTTCTCCTTTCACTCCAACAGTAAGTTCTGTTCCTTTTTGAATACCAAAAGTACTTGCAAGCGTAAAAGTAACTGGATCTATAAATCTACCGCCAGTTAACGTACCACTTTTATATGTCTTAGCGACTAAACCATTTTTTCCTTTTAATTGTCTATTTAATCTAGTTAATGCTTTTTTCCCTGCAAATTTTGACTGTGATCTTTCATATACACTTAACTGTTTTTTTATTTTCTCAAAATTATATGAGAATGTTACTTCGGCTCTTCTTGCCATATCGAGTCTTGTTTTTTGTATGTTAGCAAGTCTTGGGGTGTGAGACTAGGTGTTTATTAGGTGTCCATAGTGTCCTATGTGTGCCGACCTTCCCTATAGAGTTTCCTAAACCCCTATTTCTCCCCTATATGCTCCCTATACTCCCCTCTTTCCTTACTTATTATACTTTATAGTAAAAGGTATAGACACTATAGACACAGCTTATATCGCAAGTCCTGACATTGTTTGCGGTGTCCATAGTGTGTACTAACCTCATACAGAGGTTAAGACACGTTCCGAGTCTCGAATGTAGACCCATTTGCGACAACCCCTACTTCCTCTACGCTTTTTTTCGTAGCCTAGATTCTTTAAAATAGTTGCAACTTGCATTTGATCGTATCTAGTCTGTCTTTCAATTGGTTTTTCAATAGCTTCAGAGAGTACAAGTTCTGTGGTGAGTTCTCTGTGAAAATTTTGTGGTACTTCGCAAAAAGATTCGATAACAGCTTTCCAAGGCGATTCAATTAAATAATCTAAATTTTCTTCGTTTACTTTTAATTCATTCTCTTTAGTTAGATATGTAGTTTCGCCATTTTTGTAAGCCAAGACTGCGCCTGCCCATATAGCATTGCGCTCTTTGACTAATGCTTCGCAATCTATTGGGTTTTCTATTCCAATACTTTCTCCTAGCCTAATAATCCAAAACCTGCGGTTGCCGGTCTCATCTACAAGAAATCCATCATGTCTATTTGTAGAGCCAACAATAATACCCCTTCTAGGAAACTCCTCAGTAACTTTGCCGTAAGGAACTCTAAAAACATCTTTTTCTTGAGATAAAAAAGACTTTATTTCCCCTGCCATTTTTTTAGATGTGATTGATTCCAATTCGGCCAGTTCACATATCCAACTGCGATGCAAAATCATAAGCGAGTCTTTTCCGTTAATGTCTCTAAGACCATCACTAAAAAACTCTCCTCCTAATGTTGCCCAGAATGTAGATTTTCTAGCTCCCTGTTCTCCTAACAAAACGCAAGCATTATCAAATTTATGTCCTTCTGGTTTGTATGCTCTAGCTACTGCTGCGATCAATGTCTTCTTCAACATATCATCATAGATAGTTGGTTCTGACAAATGAGCATCTTCGGGTCTTAAGTAAGCACTTGCGAGTCTGTCAATATAAGCTGGCGATTCTGTTTTATAGACTTTATCTAAATAATCAGTTACAGGATTGTATTCATATTCTCTAGCAATCTGCACTACACAATCAAATGCAGTATCTTTATTGCATTTATAACCTTGCCTAGCAAGTTCTAAATAATATCTATCAATAGAAGTTGACCCCTGACAAGGGACTCCATTTAGTTCTATCTGCTGTGTAAATATGTTGTATCTAAATGCGTGTTCGCCATTTTCTCTACGAGTCTTGAGCAAATTCAATAATTCATTTGCTTCTATTTTTTGTAATTTATCTGAGTGAACTAACGTAGGATTATCTGGATTTTCTGGATTTATAACCTTCATTACTTTTGGTGGCTTGTAACCATGTTGCATTGCCCAGTACCAAAAGCTATTAGCTTCTATTTTTTGTCCTCCAGACTGTGCAACTTGATCGAGTCCTCCCCATGCTGGCGAGTGTTCTCTCATAAGAGATATTGCATCAGCAGAACTTTTGCCTGCATCTTCACAAGCTTTTATAAGACCCCATAAAATATTGCGATACATATGATATGTATTCGATCCGGGAGTTCTTGGTGGTATGTGTGCGAGTGCTTTTTGCACTGTTGCAAAATCCTCTTTACGATACTGTTTAAATTCTACAGACTCTTTATTTTTCTCATATTGCCTTTTTGTAGGCAAACATTTCTCTATTTCTTTAACACTATATTTTTTATCTGACGTATGAATAATTTTAGTCATGCCACCATGAGTACCATCATCTTTCATATGAAAAGTACCGGGCAACCGCATTACTCGTGATGGATTTTTTAAAGCTCTATCTGCATCTGCATAATCTAATAATCTTTCCTGTATAGGTTTCCAAGTCTCTGGTTCTATTGCTTTTTTTAATATCCAATAATTATGTATAGACTTACCGCCAGTATCAATCTGAATACTAGGTTCTGGTAAGCCTAACTCTTTCCAAATATAAATCTGTTCTTCTTTTGGAATATCATCATGTTCATAAAAAAATGCTCTACATCCTGTTATTGAAGAGTCTGTATCCTCGCCATCATTAATTACAAGATAGACACCTCTGCCTTCTTCTTGGCAATGTTTTATCCAATCTCCATTAGCGTTAGATTTTTTACCACGATCTCTTTCTTTAAGTGGATGACCTTTAGGAAAAAATGATCTTAATCGAACTTTGCGAATATCCTTTCCAAGAAGTTCTAAAAATGACCGCCATTGGCTACGGTCTAATTCAAATGCAGACATAAAGATAACAGGTATGTGTAAAAGCGTTAGTTAACTTTGAGTATTTCTAAGGCATCTCTTACAGTACGAGCTACCCCTGTAATTCCTCCAGCTTTCTTAACAGCTTGAAGCCAATTATGCTGATTTTTTGAGAGTTGTCCAGTATTTGTTTTAACTTCGATACTTGTAAAAACTGCTAAGTCTTGCCCGATCATCTCAGGAGTAATTTTGACAGTCTTAAAACCAATAAGGTCAGAACTACCCTTTGCCAAACCGAACTGTACCCATCTCCCTGTTCTAGGATCTGGAAGTTTTCCAGTTTCGTTGCGAAATAAACGTAAATCAGAATGTTGTCCAAGAGCTAACCTTATATTTTGTTGTAAGACTGTCTCTTGGTTTGACATCTAATGATGTAGTTTTTTCCATAATACATTATTTAAAAGAATAATCTGGTTTGTCGGCAAATTTATTTCGGAGTTTATCCAACATAGCGACATGATCTTGCTCGAAGCCATCATCTAGTTTTTCTTGTCGTTGTTCTTCAAACATAGAAGAAAATCTAGAACTAAAATATTTTTCTCTAACAAGATTGCGTAAATACTGGCTAGTAGACACACCATTTTTATCAGCTTCTTGTTTTACAAACTCATGCCGATCTGGTTCGAGTTGAAAAATCACTCGAACATAGTTTTTCTTGTCTTCCATGTTATAAAAATTAGTTAGGTTTGTACAAACCACTAAGTTAAGTTAGTGGCTTGTGTTGATGATATTTCCATTATCTCATTTGTAGATGGAAGATCAATAAATAATTTAAAAGGATCTTCTAATGCTTGTCTTATATAACTTGTATCTGTACCACACATAAAATGAAATGCTGATCTTAATGTATAAGCCCAAGCATCAGCACTATTCCAATAAGAAGACTTTAAAGATCTATCACAAGTTTTTTTGTATAGTAATTGTGCTGCTCTATCTACAGGTTTAATATCCTTATCTACACCATTTATAGGTGATGCCATACCACAAGAAACTATATTTAAAAAATGAATTGCCCTTTCTTTTGGAGTCATATCGTGATTTAACTTACGCTTTCCAGATTGATTGTTATAAATCATTTCTGCATAAATTTTTAATGCTGCTGCAATAAAAATATTGCGTGTTTTTGAGCAATGTAATTTATTTATATAACTTAAAAACTGATTATGTTTTAAGTAAGTTTGAGCAACAATACTATCGTGGCAAGGCTTTGCAAATTGTTGTACACCAGTAGCTACATTCACTCTAGCCATTGCATGACGAATAATAGAACAATCTTTTCTATTTATGGCAATACCACTTACAGTAATCCTATCGTGCATAACTCTCGACTTACCTACATCCATAATTAACTTAGATTTATCAGGTAAATTTTTTACAACTAAAAAAGGTTGTGTAAGACCAGTTTTTATAACTGCTAGTAACCTATGCTGTCCATTTACTAATACATTTTCTGTATTAAAACAAATAGCAGAATCAGAAAGAATAAAACGATCAGTTTTCATTTCTTTTTCTAATTCCAAAATATTACTTAGAACAACTTTTCTATTGTTTTTAAAATTACGACCCATATAAATTTGAGCCTGTTCTGGAGTAATAAATTCAATACCTACTTGTACATCTTTGTACTGCTCAGTAAGTTTAGAAGTAATTTCTTGTGCTGTTAGTGTCATCACTTTTGCGATCTGTAACATCACTATATAAATAGAATCTAGTTATGTCAACAAATTTATCTGTCTAGTTTACCGCCCTATGACATCAGAAGCCAAAGAACTTGTCATCATTGTAATTATTTCTAGGTTTTTGTCTTTTTCTAAGTTCCCATCTTTTCTTAGCCCAAAATTGATTATGACCTCGTTTCTCTGCAAGTTTTATCCAATCTCGTAATGTCTTACAACTCCACTCTTCTAACTTTTTTCTTCGTTGCTGTTCTGATCTAACTACAGCAATATCATCTATATCTACTTCTGCTAATCTAACTAAACTTAAAAACTGTAAGATAAATCTTTTCTTTGCATAATCTGTATGTTTTGAATGAATACCATATAAATCTTTTTTACAAAAATCTTTGAATTGTGCTTCTGTAAAACATTTTGCTTTTGCGTTTTTACGATTCAATGAAAACTCAAAACCTATCTTTTTCTGGTCATCATCCCAACCATAAAAATATAATTTTGTACCTGTAGATTTTTCTATAATTGGATCTCCCTCATCAAGTCTCAATTCTTTTTTCATCTTTACTAATTCGCCATCTTCGTAAGTTATTTCTCTTTTTCTAATTTCTTTTTTATGTCCGCAAACAGGGCATATTGGTTGTGGTCTATAAACTGCAAAACAAACCTCGCAAGTTTCTACTGCTGGTGCAAGTTCTCCTTTTCTTTTTGTTTTTGCTTTCTGGTGAAGATCATATTCTCTTACATCATCAACAAATCCATGACGTTTTGTATTACCTACATGATCTAAGACTATTGCAATCTTATTAGGTTCTGGCCTTAAAACTCTACCAACTTGTTGTATATACAAAGCTTCTGATTGTGTCGGTCTAAGTAGAATGGCAACATAGCAACCTTCTACGTCAAATCCCTCTGAAACTACATCTATAGAAACTAATATCTGTACTTTTCCATTTTTAAAATTATCTACTAATGTTTTTCTCTCTTCAGATTTCATAGAACCTGTAATAAGTTCTGCTGTGTAGCCTGCCTGTTTAAATTTATTAGTTACATATTGTCCATGTTTTACTGATATGCAAAATGCTATTGCTGGTTTATTCTGTCCAAGTCTTCGATAGTTTTCTACTGCATCACCAACTATATCAACCTTATCTAGCTCATCTTCTACCTCTTTTTTACTAAAATCACCCCTAATTGTCCTTATTTTCTCTAAATTTAGCTTATTTGGCGGTGCATACACTTCATGTTCTGCTAAATATTTTTGTTCTACAAGTTCTGGAATAGTAGAGCCAACTATTAGATCATCAAATATTTCTCCTAACCCTGCACCTGTCATTCTCATAGGTGTAGCAGTAACACCAAGTTTTATAGATGATTTATAAAAGTCAAATATTTTTCGCCAAGAATTAGCAACTGCATGATGAGCCTCATCAATAATAATCAAATCAAATTGATCTGGATTGTTAAGTCTATTAATTAAAGTTTGCACCGAGGCAACTTGTACATTACTCTTAGATTCCTTATGGCCTGATGCAACTATTCCGTAATTTACACCTGCCTTAGTTAATTTATCGCCAGCCTGATCTATTAATTCTTTTCGGTGTACGAGTATAAGAACATTAGAACCTTTTAACCCTGCAAGTTTTGTTATCTCTGAGAAGATGACAGTCTTACCTGCACCTGTAGGAAGAGTAAGCAAAACAGACCTATGCTTCGCTTGAAACGATTTTCTTACGTTAGAGATTGCTAAATTTTGATAATCTCTTAGTTGCATAGGGTTGACATTTGTTGTCCTATACTATAATATGTTGTTATATGTGTCAAGTAATTTATGGAAAAGCCAAGCAACTGGAGCAAAGTACAAAAAGAAACAAGTGAAGAGTTTATAGACAAACTATTGCTTTATGTAAGAACAAATAATTTTGAAGCTTTTTGTTTTGCTGTTGATCGTGGTATGTGGTACTACGGCCAAGAAAAATTAGCTTATTTAATGCACGGAAAATTAATTAAAAAAATCGCTGAATGTGGCGAGTTAGATAACTTTATTAAATGGGGAGAAAAATTCAATGATTTATAAACCACTTGTAATGTCTAATGAAGAGTATCATCGCAAAACCAAGTACGAGTCTTCTTCTACTATTCGTAAAGTATTAACTAGCCCTAAAAAATATCTTTACGATAAAACTGCTGAGTCTGTGCCGACTAAAGCTATGGAAGAAGGTACTGCGGTTCATACATTTTTTTTAGAGAATGAATTATTTAAAAATAGATATTGCTTTAAACCGAAAGCATTTAATGGTAGGACTAAAGAAGGCAAACAATGGATGGAGGAGCATGGTCATCTAAATATATTAGGTGCTGAATGGGAAGAAAACCTTATTCACATGAACCATAGCTTCTTAGCAAGTCCAGCAAAGATGATTTATGACATGGAGGGATTAACAGAATTAAGCTTTTTTAGTGAAGATTTAGGCGGAATAAGAGCAAAATGTAGGCCAGATTGGATTTCTAAGGATAAAAACATAGTTGTTGATCTTAAAACTACACAAGATGCAAGTCCTAAAGGTTTCCAAAAGTCTATAGCAAACTTTGGCTACCATATCCAAGCTAGTTGGTATTTACGAGTTTTGCAGAATCTAGGATTCGACTCTTATGACTTTATATTTATAGCCATAGAAAAAACAGCACCTTTCTGTGTTGGTGTATATAGAGCCAGTATGGAGATGCTTGAGGAGGGCAATAAAAAAGTAGATGAAGCTATTGACAAAATATTATGGTGCAAAGAAAACGATTCTTACCCAGACTATACTCCTAACGAAATAGAAACTATTAGTCTTCCTCCTTGGATGACTAAGAAAAAAGAATCAGATTACGACCCTAATCTAGATCAAGAAATCCAACTTTACTAATGCAACGTATTCCTTTTCCCTACGACCCATATGAAGGTCAGGTTTTCTATGAACCAGCAAGAGAAAAAACATGGAGATTTACCCAAGGTCAATGGGTAGACATTACTTACAAGGAGATTACACATGACAACTGAAATTACTAAAACAAATCCAGAGGGCGAGTCCTCTATCTATCAAAGCACCGAGTCTTTTGAGTTTGCTCAGAGACAAGCTAAAAGTCTTGCAGAATCAAACCTCGTACCAATAAGCTATCAAGGTCAAAAAGGTTTATCTAATTGTCTTGTGGCATTAGAGATGAGTAAGAGAATGAATCTTAGTCCTCTTACAGTTATGCAAAACCTAAATATTATTCATGGCAGACCAAGTTGGAGTGCTGCTTTTGTATCTAGTCAAATATTAGGTTGCAATAGATTTAAAAACTTTGACTACATTGTTACTGGTAAAGATGAAACATTATCTGTCCAATGCCAAGCTATTAGGTTAGAAGATAACAAGCTAGTAAAAGGTACAGCAGTGACAATGAAAATGGCTAGGCAAGAAGGTTGGACTAAAAATAGTAAGTATCAATCAATGCCAGAGCTAATGCTAAGAAACAGAGCATCTACATTTTTCGGTAGGCAATACATTCCTGACCTTTTATTAGGTGTGCAGACTAGCGAGGAAGTAGTTGATATACAGCCTATTGATGTTACTACAGGTAATGTCGAGATAGTTGTAGATCAACAGGAGGCTAAAGATGACTTCGGATTCTAAGAAAGAGTTTTTAACACCTAGCGAACTTGCTGAAAGATGGCGAGTTCATATTGGTTCTGTTGAAAGATGGAGAAGAGAAGGCAAACCGCCTTCTTTCTACACCATCAATGGAAAGATCCTCTATAAGTTGGCTGAGATAGAGGATTTAGAATCAGCCAAACGTCAATCCAATTAATTTTTTATCTATGGACTTTAAATTACCACTTGCAGTTTTCTCACAAGATGCAGAAGACCACAAAAAGCGTTACAAGGAGAACTACGATCCTAACAAAAACTATCCTAAGTATTCTGGTGTTATGCAGATTACAGAGGCCGATATTATTAAGCTATGTGAGTATGTACAGAAAGCAAAGCCAGAACATAGCGACTTTCATGGAGAAGGTGTAGTTACTATTAGAGCTACAGGCTACCTTAACGAGAGTAAGCAAGGTAAGAAGTATATCGGTCTTAACCTAGAGCCTGATTACAAGACAATGAAAGCTATCGAAGAAGCTGATGCTAACGAATCACCAGCACCAAAAGTCAAAGCAGCAGAAGAGGAGTTTCCTTTTTAAATATGGGGGGCTATAAGAGGTTTTGTGAGAGTTTTTCTCTTATGTAAGCCCCCTCACTTTTACTAGATTTTAAGCCAAATTAAGCTAAAATAGAATGAAATTATCCTTATCTATGCCTTTAACATTTAACAGTAAACAAATTGATAAAGTTGTGTCGATTGATGATGTCGGGTCTTTATCTAATCCAGAGGTTTTGTTGTTGAAAGATGAATTAATGACTGCTATTAAAAACATGGATGACTATATTAAGAAATTTAAACAAGAAAAACAAGAAGCTTATGATAAAGATTGGCATCAGAAAGTAAGACGCAAACAACAGGTATGCAAAGCTTTTTTATCTCAACTTATTAGCTTAGATCACGATGAAAGTTTATTTCGATCTATTTACGATAAGCATTTTTCTGCAATTATATTGCAATATATAGATAGAAACGAGTTTAGAACTATCCACAACAAAGCACGTTCTTTAGCTATTGCTGAGTTAGAAAAAATAACATGACACCAAAGTACACAAACGGAAAAAGAAGTAACAGATCAGAGTTAAAACTTCAAAAACTTAAAGAAAATAGATTAGAAGAATATGCAAAACAATTAGATAGAGATATTAGAGGTTACGATCATATTGTTCAATATGCAGATAACCATACTGTAAGTCTTCGTAGTGATTGGGTAGATGAAAATATTAGAACTATTATTATGAAACATAACTACAACGTAAACAAAGTTACAAAAATGTTGATTCGTGACTTTACTGATAAAGAACAGGAGGAAGCTGAAAATGCAATCGCAGAACTTTAGAGATAAAGAACTATTAGCAATGACACCTGACATGGAGGGTGTTACAAGACCGCAAAAAGACAAAAAAACTAAAAAATATACTTTTATTGTTAAAGGAGTAGGGATAGGAACTGCACCAATGAAAATATCTACAAATGCAGAAACTCAAGCAAAAGCTATTAAATATATTAAAGCTAGATGGAAAGATTGTAGTTACGAAATGATATAAAAATCATAAAAAATCTTGTATGTCACACATTTAGTCTGCAAAGGCCATTTTGGAGTCCAGCCAATATATCATGGTCTTACATATAAATTTCAAGGTTGGTTTTATGACGGAAAAGTTGTCTATCTTAGCAAAACATATCAAACAAGATCAGAAGCGCAGACAGCAGCAGAAAGACTCAGGGCAAATAGTATGTTGCGGTAATCATGTATTTAGGGTTATAAATGGAACAAGATACTGGCTCACACCTCCACCTGATGATTACGAAGCATAAATGTAAAGATGGCTTCTCTTAGATACCATGCTGGTCGCATGGTTCTATATGAAGAAGAACCTACTGTATGGCGAGTAAAAATTAAAACAAAAAAAGGTAAACTAAATTTACCTTTAAAAGCAAAAGAGCTAGAGCCTGCACTTATAGAAGCAGAATATTTATATGCAGATGCTAGATGTATGAGCAGAGATCATCCTCTATGTATAGATTGCATACATCACTTAGTTATAAAAGCAGAGTGTGGTCTTGGTATGCCAGAAGGTAAAGCTAGTGGGGGGATCTGGGCGAAGGATTGCGCTTACTTTTGGGAGAAGAAGATTTAGGATCTATCCTTTCTATATGATCGCCAGCTTGGTTTATTATTTTTACTAATCTAAAATTTTCTTTTGCAAAAGCACTTATAAGATCTGGTATGTCATTAGGATCTAGCGTATCTATAACATGACGTAGAAATATCTCAACTTGTAATTCTTCTTCTAACGTAACGTCAGCTAAAACCCAAGGCTCTACTTTGCGCCTTTTTTTGGCTTGATTGTTAAACCAGTTTGACCAAGGCATTACAAGTTTCATTACAAGTCCCTCCAAACCAAGACTAACGTACTGGTCTTATAAGGCAACAAAGCTATACTTGGCTTAGTTACACTTACACACTATGCCCGGACATTACGGAACAGGAATGAAAAAGAAAAAGAAAAAGAAAGGCGGTAAAAAATAATTACCTGCCCGGAAATAAAGCTTTTTCTAACGCATCAACTAATCTATCATCAACTGTGTTATCAGTTTTTTTGACCATAGCTCGTACTATATCAAGTGCGAGTTTTTTTATTGCAGAACCTCTAAGAAAGGCGAATAAAATCGGTTCAATAATTTTTAGCATAAATTTTTATATGTTGCTACGTTTATAGTAGCTCACTCCTCACACATAGAGCTATAGCCTCTTCTGCTGGTCATAAAGGAAGAGGCTATCTTCTTGGCTTAATTTCTGCAACAGCAAGCTCTACTTCTTTAAGACGATGAAATACCTCTTTCATGTCATCGTGCATATCATCTATTTTTGTTGTTAATAATTCTATAGCTGTTGTATTTCGCACGAGATCATCTCTTGATTGTCTTCCTCTATAAGACACAGATCCTACCGATACAAAGCAAGCTGTCATCATCGCTCCACCTACTGCTGCTATTACTTCAACCACTTTACGAGTCCTCTATATATGTCTATTATACAGAAAAAGGTTATGACACCTAAGAAACCTAAAAATCTTTTTCAAAAATTGAAAGAAAAAGTTGCTGATAAAGAGGAACAATTCGAGTACATCTCAGTTGCAGTCAGGCTTCTGGTAGTTTTTTGGAGTGGCCTTCTTGTTACAAGCAACTACTTGCCTAAGATCCCCGGTATTACTACTGGCGAGAAACAGGATATAACATTTCCGGCCAGCTTGTTAGCAACGGCACTTTCCAGTTTCGGATTAGAGCAAGCTAAAAAAGGTAGTAAAAAAGACGATATTGTTGCCGAAAGTCAGGGTATGGTGCAGACTATAAGAGTAATAACACCTATCAAAATAGAAGGTGCTGAAGTAATCGACCCTAAATCACAAAAATGAAAAAGCTTCTTCCGTTTATTTTTGCGCTAACGGCAGCAACTCCAACCTACGCAGACCTTTCGCATAGTATTACGGCCTCTACAAAACTAACAGTAGGAGGGGCTAGTACAACTTCTTCAAGACTAGGTAACAGCTATAGCATTAGCGGTTCTGGGGTGGATACAAGTTACACTACCGCAGCAGGGCAAACAGTTAGTGATGGATTAGGATCATTAAATGTTTCAAGCGGTGTAGCATCTGCTCCAGCTATTACAGTTACCCAAAAAACAGCAGGAAATAGCTTCACATTTAGTCAGTCATATAATCAAGCTGATGCAATACCGGGTAGTGCTGTTACAACTGGTACTAATCCTAATTTTTCTGATAATGTTACAAGCATTGCTGGTGGAACAGCAGGGGATCTTGCTGGAACAGTCACATCAGCAGGCGCAGTCACACTAACAGCAGGGGGTCACAATACTGAGGCACTTGGTCAAATTACATCTACGTTAGTCGTTGATTAGGTGAGCTTATGTATAGGTATGCGATTCTGCTAAGTCTTTTTAGCGCACCTGTATATGCTAATAGTGTAATTCCTAATTTTAATCAAGGTGTGCTTACTCAAAGATCGGAAACAAAAAGTACTGTGGTGGAGGACATAAAAAGTTTTGACATAAACAATGGTTATCAACTAACAGTAGGTGGCGAAAACGTAAAAAGTTCTACAGGTAATGTAGCTCCACAAGGATGGACAAAATTAAATACAACAATACAGGGAACAGGAACTACTTATGTTTCTCCAAATTTAGATAACAAGCCTACATTTAGTATTGTGAATGAAGGGGAGAGTTTTCAATACTATGAAACTTTAGAAGCACCCGGTATTACCAATTACACCCATATAATTAGGACTACCCAGATAGAAAATGTAACTGACACAACCAGTACGTTTAGCCAATGAAAAGATATTTATGTTTGCTTCTTTTACTTAATAATCCTGTTTTAGCTAATTCTGTAAATACAACTAGCAATTCGTCTGGAAGCGTGGTCAATCAAGCAGTCCAAGTGGTTCCTTCTAGAAATTTTAATTATCAGATGAATACAATTCAATGCCAAGGTGCTACCCTCAATATTTCTCCATTTGTCTCCACAACGTATGGATTTGCTACTCCATATGAAACACATTTTGATAGACCAGTATACTCAAGGCGTGATACAGAAGGAGATTTTGACGATGAGAATGAACCTATTGGAGATGGTGATGTAGATGCTGGATACAGAGGTGAAATACTGTATTTTGAAAAAGTTAGAACTGGTCAGAAAAAAGCAAATGTATCTATTAACGGAGGAATAACTGCTACGTTTAGTATTCCATTAGATCGTGAACCCATAAGACAATGTCGCAAAGCAATGAAAAAACAAAACGAATTATATGAGGCATCACTAGCAGCAAAACGCCTTAACTTTGAAATGAGTCGTGCAAAAACTTGTGTAGATAACTATAAGAATGGTATTAGATTTAAAGAAGGTACACCAATGGCAAAATTATGCGAGGACATAGAAATGTTGGAATTTGAGTCGCATACTCATAAAATTGAGATAAAACCATAAAAATGCCCCTTCAGAATCGGCTGTAAGGGGCTTGAAAAAATGTCTGCTTATGTTTATACCTTGTTAATTTTGCTTCTCATAGGTTTTTTGCCAGAAAACTTTGTACCCTTCTTACCTATAGCTTTTTTAACTTTACCTATAGCTTGCTTAAACAAAGGTTTAAGTACTCTGTTAAGTATTGGTGTAAGAGTTGCAGCCGTAGTTGCAACTACTGTTATTGCAAATGTTGTAGATACTGTGTTTATGCTTGGAAGATACTTTTCGACTATTGTTGTAGCCTCATACTGGACAACACATTCTTTTGTTTCTTCTACCCATTCAAAGCCAACAACTTTTTCTGTTCCTTTTGCATTTAGATCTCCAATCCTCGGATTATTTTTTTTTGGATCTGGACAAGGTGGTTTTTCTGGAGGCACATTAGGTACTTCTGGTTGTTCAACATTTGTCTCTGGAGGATCTACATTAGTCGGTGCTTTTTGTTCTTCTACAAGAAGGATCTTTTTTTTGTCATATTGCAAAGGCACATAAGATGGTAAAGGACATATTAATTTATTACCGCTTGGATCATCTACAAAAAGCTGACTATTTTTTGTGCCGTCATTTCTTAGCGTTACACAAGGCATTGTTAATGCTGGAGGTAATGTTCTAGTTACATGAATTGTATTTGGTAATGATTGCTCTACAGGTATTTCTATTATTGGAATGCGAGGTATTGCTGTATTAGGTATTTGATTAATATCAGGCATTTTTATCTACATCTCCAATAGAAATAGACCATCCTTTTTCTCCAAACTTGCCAATTTGTTTTACAACAGGTTTTTTTATTTTTTTATCCATTTCTTCGTGATATTTTTTTATATCATTATCTAGCTCTAAATTAAATTTTTTCATACGCAACCAAGTAATTAGTTTATCTATATAATATTTAACTAATTTTTTTAGAAATCCAAAAATCATTAATCGTAAGCATTTCTAGGAAGATAAACTTCTACATAAGAATGACATTTTGGGCAAGATAAATTTGTAAGCATAGAATACTGCGTGTCTTCTTCAGTTTCGTGATCGCCACCCCAGATCAACTCAGTTTTACAATGCCAACATTTCATTTTATTTTAAGTTTGTCAGGTAAGGGCATTGATCCACCTGTCATTTCTGGAAGTTTACTATCAAGAACTTTAGGCATCATATCGCTTACATTCCCAAGAACTTTATCCATAATTTGTTTTTGAAATTTCTCTGATTTTACAGTTCTATATGTAAAGAATCCTGTGCCTATAATTCCTAAAACAAGGATACTGGTTACGATAGTAATAATGTCTAAAGCCTTTCGCATGATTAAAGAACAGATAACACGAGCTACAGCACTAATGTCAGTAGTCGTTTTGTTATTAATTGTAGCCCTCTCTCCTCTCTACGTCACTATGAGTTTAATGACAAGACAAATGCAAGAATCTAGACGTTAGGATCTTCTGGATATTGTGTCATGTTAAATTTTACAAACTTGCCATCTGAGTCTGTTGTAACACCATAAAGAGTAACTAAAGCAGCTGTATCTGAACAGGCATCAATTTCTTTTTCTCTTGTATCACAAGCAGTTCTTACACCATCACGATATGTTGTTATAGCAGAAGGTATTGCAGTAGATTTTTCTGCTTTTCTAACAACGTACCAATCATATATTGCAAGCAAAGATCCAGCAGTTTCTTTTTCTTGTGCCTTTAATACTGATTTAACACCTAAAGTAGTATATTCAACTCCATCCTTTGTTTCTTTAGTGTCATCAAGTGCTTTTGCTTTTCCATCTTCATAGTAAAAACGTGAGTCATATGTTGGTGCGTCAGCAACCTCAGTAATACCAAGATCTTTTTTCTCTTGTGCTGTTGATAGTCTTAACCAGTTAGCAGGGTAATGTACATCCCCATAAGTAAAAGGAACATCAACTGCTAAAGGTTTTCCGTCTAATAAAAATGCCATATCTATATATTACCTTGCTCTTGCATTTTTGAAAGGCGATTCTGCAAATGCTAAATATATAAAACCAGCAGCATGGTTTGTATCATTATCACTCCCTCTTAGTTTAAAACCATTTGAAAGTAAATCCATTTGATTACCAGATTGACTTTCAGTAGATTCTGCATTGGCTAAATTTGGATATAAAGTTTTGTTAGCAGCATTGGATGGATTACGTTTATTATCATACATATTCCAGTTACCACCCCAAGTTCCTTTCGTAATTACGAGTGCGGGTCTGAAACCTGTGTAAACAAACGTGCCATTAGAATTTTGATTTCCTGTATATATCCCAATCTTGCTATATCCCGCAACAGAACTAAAAACATAAGCTATGTGTGGAATATTACTACTACCACTTACAAAAGCACCATCTGTTCCAAATACAGTAGAAGTAGGAGGTACAATACTATAACTTTCAGCATCTAAAGAAGCGTTTGTTGCACTAAGTTCCATAAAATCATTTGTGCCGTCTACAACATCGAAATATACAAACCAATTATTACTTGTAGTTCTAGATTTGAGTATTACAATATCAGGTTTAACTCCTAAACCATGCCCGACAGTTTTATATAAGTTACCACCTGATGTCCATTTAACTATTGAAAACCCTGCTGTTGCATTTACTTTAGTAACAGATTGTAAGTTACCATCAAAATTACTTGATCCAAGAGTTGAGTTTGTATTAGCTTGACCACCCATTCCAGCGTGAGCAGAGCATTGATAAAAAAGCGTAGGAGCAGATGCAGCTACAACGATTTGTGTATAAGCACCGCTTGAGCCTGCTGTGCCAGCAGTAGTAACTCCTGTTGTATATTCTCCGCCAGTTTTATCTGCTGCTGTGTAAAACCTTAAAGGGTGTCCAGCATTAGAACTATCAGATTGATCGAAGATATAAGTGCCACCTTCTGCAAGATCAAGAGTTACAGCAGACGTTCCAAAATCATCAAATCTATATTTATTACCAGAGTCAGAAACAACTTTTACTGTATAAGTTTTGCCATCTGTATCGCCAGCGTTCCAATTCCACGCAACATAATTTTGACCATTTGTATTTTGTTGATCACCTGCTTCTGAGGTAGTAAAACCATTGCTATCAAAACTATCTAGAGGATAATTTGAATCTTCTGCAGCACTTACATGAAATAAAGCTCCCGCTGATGCTCCTCTATTAGAATCATGTCTTTGGTGATAGTCAGTGTTAGTTCTACTTTTTAACCAAACCCAATCAGGTTGAAAATCTAATCCAGTAATTGCACGATTTGCTGCTCCATTACCTGACCAAAGCAAAGTATTAAAATGTTTATTAGGTAGCTTTATTGTTGAGTCGGGTAAGTTTGCTGAACATAATGCTTTGAATCCTGATGGTTGGTAACTAAATGGTCTTTGACCAAAATTAATTGATCCTACTGGTGTTGAACCTCCACTAGCATTACGATATGCCCTAAATATTAAATCAGTAGGTGCGTTCATTGAACTAATATTTTCTGCATTACCAACTGCTGATCCATTTATAGTAAATGCCACAGTACCAGCATCACGATCTACCTTTACACCAATAATATCGTTATTACCAAAAGCAGTAAGACTTGTCTGAGTAGAACTATCATTTACCCTTATTTCACCACTTAGCATACTTATTCCATTTAGCTGATCGGCAGCAGAACTACCTTGTGATTTTTGGTTATTTCCTACATTAACTACACCACTTCCTACTGTTGTAAAAACATATTCGGCATACCATTTTCCACTTGTAGGTATTACAAATGTGGAATTAGCTAAATAACCACTACCAGCAGGTAAACTAAAATCTAAATTTCCATTTGTAGGACTTAGAAAAACTGTTCCTCTTCCAGCTAAAGGATTTATTGTACAAAAATTATTAGTTGGGCTATCTTGTAGAGAATCATTACCAGCACCAGCACTTACAGAAAAATTATTTGGTGTATAGTTATTGCCGTTACCAGAAGAGTCTTTACCAAGTGTTGTTGCTGTAGTTCCAGAATTGTCTAAAAAATTAAAATAAAATCCATTTGTTCCATAACCACCTATATATTTTATAGGATTCCATTGGTTTGTACCTGCATTTGTTTCCCCAAAATATGAGGGATCATATTGAAATCCATCAATAAGATGATATTCAGCCAAATATCCATCTAAACCACGACCACCTCCTGTATAACCAAGAACGTGTATATTTCCACTTGTATAACCACCCGAAACTGTCGAATTTACAAATAATTCATAATTTTGAGAAGGATAAGTTGTTGT